CTTTTAACAAAATTTTGTGCAAGAGAACTTACACCTGTAAGTAAACTAGGTGCTGCATTCATAAATCCGCTAACATTACTTGCACTAGAAAACATAGCCCCTGCTGATACACCTAACATATCAGATTGAATTTTGGCATCTACACCTCTTGTTTTCATGTCATTTGCAGCTTTTACTCTATTAACATCTATTGTTTTTCTATCAATAGCATCTAATACTCTTTTACTAACTTCAACATCTCTAGTACTTCCATAACCTGCTTTACCACCTCTAGACGCTACGCTAACTTTTCTTTTTCCTCGGTCTTGACGTTGAGTTATACCTAAATTTTGTTTTTGTTGTGCATATTGTCTATAAATATTAAACGATGCAAACTCCATTGCGTCTGCATTAATTGCAGACATTGCTTGTTGATGTTTAAAATTTAAACCTCTTGTTTGCAATTCATATTTTTCAGTTTCCCCTGCAAAATAATTATTAACTAAACCAGTAAACATACCGCCTACTTCCATAGCAGTACCAAAATTACCTACTTTATCTATAAAACTTTGACTTTTAGCCATTTTTTATCCTCGTTGTCATAAGTTCAACACTTCCTTGTTTTTCTAATATACATACAGTTTATCTGTTTACGGTCACACTATCCACCAATAGCTACTTCTAAAGTTACACCTACAACTGTTAATGGTAATGGATCAGTTTGTCTTACAAAAATTTGTCCTGTATCTTGCCATGCTGGAGTTAACATAATTTTTATATCTTCCGTTTTTAAATTTGGTGGAGTTCCATATGGTTCTGTTGTACGTTGTTTTGCTTCTACTAATTTATCAGCAGTAGGGCCAGCAAATATTCCAGAACTTTCTAAAACACGCAACCAAATATGATTTAGATTTTTTACACGGCCTTGACCAAAAGCTTCTGTTTGCAATGCTAAAGGTAACGTCTGCAAATCGCTGTTATATGGCAACCCTATATGAACAACACTAGAAGCACGGTCTAACGTGACAGAACCGCTAGAAACTACTTTTTGTGGATGTACAGCACCATCAGCTAAGATGCTTACTGTTTTGCCTTCTAAATGTGATAATCCAGCAGTAAAAACATTTCTTGCAACTTCATACGTTGTTATGGCTGTATTGCGTAAACTTGCTGGTAAATCTACGTCTAATTTTACAGTTGCTACTGTTGCACTTGTAGTAGAAACAATATTGCATCTGTAATAATTTGTGCCGTCTACTAAAACAATTGCATCGCCTACATCATCAGTACTAGGAGGTGCATTAAATAAATTGTAGTTGGCAGTAATCGTAACGCTTTCTCCTCTTGTATAATTTGTACCGGCAGATATAGTGACATTTTGTCCTGTGTTTGTATTTGTACCGTTATAAGTTGCACCTGCGTCAACAAAAAAACTATCACGTTGATTATCGTATAATCTTGTACCCATACGTTCTATATATTTTTTAGTAGCACCATTTATAGTTCTTTGAATAACTGCATATAAAACATCATCATTACCTTCAGAAACTGTTGCAACGCTTTCAAACGTACCATCTGTATCATGTTGATGCCATGCTCCTATAGTCTGTTCTGGAACATATGTAAGACCAATTAATTTACCGCTGCTACTAACAAACCAAACAATAGGCATAGGAGCTTTTGCTAAACCCATATCTGTAATTGTTAAATTATCAAATAAATGTGGCGCACGAAGAGATAGATCTCCTGTAATAAATCCATTAGCTTGCCAGTTATAACCAAGTTCTCTTACATGACCACCACGAGATGCACAATAAACCATGCTGTTATTTACAATTACTGGCTGTGCATTATTAGCACCAACATATGACTGTGGTTTTACTGATATAGATGTTGGTGTTATAGCGTCACTATTAACAGATGTGATGCGCCATTCTGCTGATCCTGTAAGTAACAGTAAATTTGTTAAAGGAACTATATGTCTAATAGTATTTGCTTCACGAGCAGCTACTTGAAACTTAATACGGTCATCATCAGCTATTGGTAAACCAAAAGACATATTGCTTTCAGTTCCTGATTTTGTCATAAAAATACTTTGCGGTTCATTATTTGTACCTGCAAAAACTCTACGTTGTTCAAAATAAGATACAGCACCGGGAAAATTACCAGTACCTACAAATTCATTTTCATATATAGGTGTGGTTCTAGAAAAATCTGGTGCAATGTTATTATCAACAATTGTTGTTCCAGTTGATTCTCCTAAGAATCCAAAGATACCACCCTGTTCTTTATAAACTCTATATCTAGACGCACCAGTAACTGCGTTCCATGAAATTGTATTTTTTGCTCCTGTAACAAAAATATTATTATTACCTGATCCAGAATTAGATGCTGCACTTTCATCTACTAAATTAGATGCAACAGCCGTTACAACATAAACATGAGCTTCATATGTATCTGTATTTGTACTGCTTGATGAAGGAATATATGGAGTAACAGTAACACCTGTTGGTGCTGCTAATGTACTAGTAAAACTAATTGTTTTTAATTCCCATTTAGTTGCGCTTAATCTTCTTAGTTCTCGTGGTGCATGATTAGGATGCACAATTGTCATAACATCAGCAGATTGTACATAATGAATATCAAATAATTCTGCTTCTAAATATGGTGATGGTATTTCATATGTCATGTCCGCAGGTAAAGCATACCAATTTGTAGAGTTTGGTGGTTGACTATTTGAGTGTGCTGTTTTTGCGTAATAATTAGTACCACTATATTTTGCTATATCACCAACTACATAATTAGTGCTGTTACTCCATGCTGTTCCATCTGAATAAAGTAATGTTTGACCTTGTGTATGAAATCTAAAATAGGTATTACCCATTTCAATTACCATTGTTTGCACAGTAGAAAATGTAAAAGATAATAACCTTGTTGCTTTTGTACTGTCTTTTACTTCTTTAACAAATGCAAACCCCGGCCTGTTTTCTGCTGGCCCTTGTGGTTTGGCAATAAAGTTAAGCATTTTTGCTGCGCCTTGCTGATACTTAGCGTCATCAATACGACCAAACATTTCTGGTGATATCTCACCTCCAGAAAATGCTCTAGCAAACGTGCGTGTAACTGGCATTGATTACCTCCCAGATGTCCAAGGAACTATATGCTCTACCGTAATATCTCTATGTAAATTGTCTGATTGTTTTGCTTGTGTTAAATATCCTTGCATCATTTGTATACTACGTTTTGCTTCTGCTGCTCCTTGATCTCCTTTTATAATAGGCCCTGCCAACATTGATGCTAGATGCCATGACAATGTAGTTACAAATAACGGAGAAAATATAGAAGGGTCAGTTACATATGCTTGATATCGCAACATTGCATTTTCTTGATTTGTATAAATATATGTTCCTTCTACTGCAAATTGTTGTGGTGAATATTGCCCTGCCACAATTGTTGGTGCATAATTACTTGTTATTCCTCCCGGAGTATCGCCAGCAGACATTCTTGTAGCGTAATCGTTTTGTGCTGAAGGAGATATTATTGAGACAGGATTCATCATATCCGCAGGTGCTGCGTATGCATAATCCCATTGGTCAAGAGTATTTGTAGTAAGTGCTAAATTTTCACGTTTTGCTGCAAAATTCCAATTATACATTTCTAACAAATTGTTTCTAGCAATTGGATAAAAACGTGCAGCTTTTTCCGCTTGTGCTGATCCTTCTGGTGGATTTAGCGAAGCTATTGTTGCATCATCACCCAAATGAGCTAGGGCAAGATTGCAAATATCTACTTCAGTTGCCATTACATCTCCTATAAAAAGAGGAGGATAGCAGTAATACTACTAGCCCCCTGTAAGTCAAATAAGAAGACTAAACCTATTTACTAGCTGCTTCAAGTTGTTTAATAAGAGTATCTTTTGTTTGTCTTCTATCAAGTTCAAGACCGATAGTGCGACCATAAACTTCAAGTTCTGCTTTAGTCATCAATTCTAAATTAGTTATCTTTACTTCAGATTCCACAGGTGTAGTAGACGCTACAGGTGTCTGAGGTTCTTGACCACTAACTAATTCAAGATGCTTGCAATACTCTCCGTTATACTCAAATTCTTCGTCAGCTTCTCTCATGGATTGACCAACGAAACACTTAATTTTTGCTTTGTAAATAGGCATAAGTCTTTTTTAGTTTAAGCTACGGTAAAGCCAGAAGCATAGAACTTCCTACCGTCACCGATTGTTTCTACTACGTCAGCAGTAACTTTACCAGCGTTAAAAGTACCTGCAATTGTGTATCTAGCACCTAAATATCTTTGGCCTTTGCCAGCAATATCTGGGTTAATACGAACAACTACATTTTTACCTAGTGTTAATGCTGCTGTAAGGATAGCATCGGTGCTACCAATTACAGTAGGAGTACCTAAGTTTGCTGCTGCACTACTAATAACTTCAAACTTTACGCTTGTACCATTAGCTAGTGCTTCTGTTACTGCAAAGTTCATGTACAAAGAAGTACCTTCACCTACATCTCTAGCAACACTTAAATCAATAGTGTTAGTAGATACAGCAGTTGTAGTTAATGCTTGATCTTCGCTCACTCTGAGCAGTTTGTCTGTAATCATTTTAAGAAAATCTCCAAAAAAATAGTATAAAAAAACTTGTAACTATTAAGTCACACGAGCTTCAGCATTGATCAAGGCATCTACTCTTCTTAGAGGTACTCCTAAGAATGATAGGTAACTTTGTGCAGATCCAAACTGTGATAAACCTTCTTGTATTGATAATACGTTTTGTGATTTATCTAGTGCAGCAATACTCATGCCTGAGTGAACAGTTCTATTCATATAGAATGCTGCTCTTCCCATAGCCATATTAGGTATTCTGTATAATGCTCTAGCCATCAATTTAACTAAGTTAGTTGATGCAGCAGCAGTTTGTGTATTAGCACTACCGAGTAGGTCAGAAATGTCAACATTACAAATACGAACAACGTATCTCCAATCTTTAACAACCAAACCGTTTTTCCATTGGTAACGAGTAGCAAAAGCTTGTAGCCTTGTACCGTCACTATTGTAAACAGTTTGCTCACCAAGATCTTCGTGAGTTAAACCTGCTTTAGATCCTTTAGGAAAAGGACAATAAACAGTATTGTCACCCCAAACAACTAGATATACAGAAGCGTTATCAGAACCTGATCCACCTGCATCAAGAATGTTTACAGCATTATCAGCAGAAAGATCACCGTATCTTGGTGCAAGACCTAGAAACTTTTTAGGATCTGTTCCGGGATTACCGTAAAACATTGTCTCAGCTTGAGTCTGGTTCATTGCTTCTAAGAACGCAGTATCTTCAGATAAACGGAACTGTGCGGTGTTACCATTTAACATCGCTAAGTCTTTGTCTACTTCAGAACGTGCTTCTAGGATTCCGCAAGCTTCATCAATTTGTGCTGTTGTTGACTTGCTTGATGGAATACCTTGGTTTAATGCTCTCCAGTAAACACCGGGTAAACCTGTTCTAATAACTACACGTTCACCAGTAGGTAAATTACCTTCCTTAAAAACGCAGTCATCTAGTATTTCGTTGCTCTGTGATAACAGTTCTGCAACAATTGGAACTCTACCGTCTGGGTCAGATCTTTTTGCCCAATCCGCTAGTGTTAAATTTGAGGTTGAGAGTGTAGCCATTTAATAACTCCTTACTTAGTTTGCTGATTAGAATATAGTGCGTTAGCTATGCCGTTAAAATCTTTTGGAACATTGGATTTACCAGTAGCACCTTGAGAATTACCAACATAACTGTCTTCACTAATTGCCTTACCTGCTCTGTACATAAACCTGATTATCTCAGGATGATTTCCAAAGCCTGTTTCTTGTAGCAGCGATTTTAAAGAATCAGAACCAAAAGCTTCTAGAGATTTTTTTGCAATGTCTAAATTAGCATTTAAATTTTCACCACCAAATTCTTCATCTGATTGTGAATCATTAGCCCAATCTATTTTTGCTTGCTCCATAGCTTTGGCTTGTTTTTCCTGTATTACAGGAGCAACTTTGTCCAATACTTTTTGTGCATCTTTTTGTGGCAGGTCAAGTTCTTTAGCGACTTCACCGAATGCATTAACTACATCGGGGTCGAGTTCTTCAGATTCGTCAGTAATCTGTGTGTTGAACTCGTATGTTTCAGGCGCACCTTCTGGTTTTTCCTGATCGCTAGTTTCACTTTCAACAGCGGTTTCATCCGAAACTTGTTGATCCTGTACACCTTCAGTTTGCTGCTGGGTGTCAGTAGTCGCTTCAGTTGATTGCTCAGTTGTTGCGTCTACTGGCTGCTGCGAATCACCTTCATTTGTTTGGTTGGCTTCCGTCATCAGCGTCTCTGACATTTTTTTGCTCCTTGATCATTGTCGGATACAGTTCTGGGCAGAGAGTGTGAACCAAGTTAAGTAATTGCAAACCATAATTTCTGTTACCTTCGCTAAATGACATTGCCATTGCGTTGGTGTTAAACGATGATCGAAATACACCTGCTTGTTCCAGAAGTCTCCAGACTAATCTGCGACCCCTCTTGCTGCTCATGAGCCATTTAATATCCGATTCTTCGTTCTGTCGGTCAATTCTTTCTGCGGACTTTTTATTGTCTTTGGATTTCTGTTGACTTTTAAGATCGAGAGGATTGTATTCGCTCATGCTCTAATATATCTATCCATAACTATGTTACGGTCACACCTATGCCATTTTAGGATATAATTTTTTTGCTTTTTCTTTGTCACTTGTTTTCTGACTTTTTTTTATAGCTTCATCAGTTGGCGCACCTTTTGATCCTTTTTTACGCATCTTTTCACCAGAACCTTTTGCAATCCTGTCACGTTTTGCGTGTATGTTATCCCATAATCCTCTTTGTTTTCCCATAATTAACTACCTCCATACAACTGATCAGCAATATTCTTTGTTTTTCTTTTGTCTTTTTTTTCTTTTAATCGTTTTTGTTTTTCTAGTTCCACCATTTTTCTAAATTGCTCTTTGTAAGCAGATGGCATTTTTTGGAAATTAGGATCAGTCATAGTTAAAACATTGATGGGTAGAGTTTTTTTAGTTTTTCTAGTTCTTTTTTATCTTTTTCTGAAGCCATACCTCCATCTATTTTAGTTTTTATAAGTGTTATTTTTCTTTTTTGCATATTAGAAATAACACCTTCTTTTTTTTCAGCCATAATTAACTCCTATGCTAAATAAGTTGCGGTTTTAGCAACAGGTGTTGCTTTTGGTGCAGGTTTAGGCTTGCTTTCGTACAAACCTTTTGCCTGATCTTTTGTTTTGTCAATAGGATCAATACCCATTGCACATATTTGTAGCTCTACATTCTGTTCAACACCATCTTTTTCTTTACTTTCCCTAACAGTTTTTACATAAGTAATAGCTTTTATCATCATTTCACTACCAGCTTCTGGTAATTTTTCTATACCTAGCTTTTCTAATTCTTCCCTACCAAGCGATATACACAAACCGTAGCTATACATCGGTTCGTCATACATTTCTTTGCTGTCAATAGGTTGTGGGTCTTTTTTAAGATCAATTAAATCCATGTTATACCTCCATTGGTGATGGTGAATTGTAACCGCTAAACTGATTCATCATATCCATAACATTATCAGGATTAGTGTTACCTAGTTTAGATACATTTTCAGCAGCACGTTGTTGTGCTTCGGCTTGCGCTGCTTGTTGCTGTGCTTGCGCTCTTTGTTGACGTATCATTGCTACTTCTTTGTCAGCTACTATCAATTCTGGGTCAATTCCTAACATATCAGCATAATTATCTGCCCATGCATCAGAATCAAATTTATCTAATACATCAGGTTTCATTTGAGCAATAGCTCCCATTGTATTTGTATACCTATCAATACTATTTGTACCAATTGCACGTTGTGCTTGTGCCAACATAGATACAAATTCTACGTTTAATTCCATGCCTTGCAACTCTTCTGGGGCTGGTGGTATTAAACCTGACTCAAGCATTCTGCTAAACGTAATATCAACTAATGGATCTAGCAATTCATTATGTAATCTTTCCAATACTGGCCCTAACATAAGCAGTTTTTCTTCATGTCGTTCTGCTACTTCTGTTGCGGTCATCCTTGTATCAGTAGCATTAGCCAACATAAGAAACAAATCAGCATAAAAACTACCATTAATACGTTGCCTTACATCCTGTATATCCATTAACAAGTGTTGTAAGTTTAAATTTACTGCAAATGCCGTTTCTATTTTGCCCTGTTGACCATCAACAAACGTAACACCACCCGGTAAACTATCTACATCACGGTTTTTAAGATAACTAGGTACTTGTAATGGTGGTTTTGTTTGGTAATCAATGCCTTGTGCCTTGCGTAATTGTTCATGTTGTAACTGTTTTACGTCACCTAATGCTTCCATTCCCGGTGAATTGCCATAAATATCACCTCCAGATATACCCCATCTTGGTACAACTACAGGAAAATCTTTAAATCCACTTTCTCTTAATACACTTTCGCCATCACCACCTGTCTCAAAATAACAAGACTTGTATGCCATGTTCATATTGTCTTTTTTTGCAAAGTCACGTTCTCTGTCATCCCTTGGTTCTATCGCATGAACTATTGTTATCCATTGGTCTAATGAACCTCTGTCGTGCAAATTTTTAACAGACGTTGAACAGTTGTTATATCCAAACTCTCTTACAACTTCTCCTACTGTTTTTTGGAATTCTCTATACAAAGTGTTTACTCTGCCCTGATAATCCTGTGCTATTGCATATTCTCCTACCGTTACTGGGTAATGATGGATTGCATTCTTGCTATCAGGCAAAATAATAGAGCCAGCAGTTCCAAATGCTCCTAATTCTTCATACATTCCATGTAATGATCTATATGTATTGGATTTAGTAAACACCAATTGCATACGTTCTGTTACATCAGCTAACCATAGTTTTACAGGTGGGTATTTGTTTAAATCTGGGTCGACTGTTCCTAATCTAAACCAAGGTCTTGCAGGGCTTGTAGCACCTGCCATCATGCCAGCACCTAATGTTCTTAATGCTCTTGTACCAGTATTGTCATATATAGAATTATGTCTTCTATGACCTTTATTTCTATCCTGTTGAAAATATCTTCCGTTTCTTGGTAGTAAATATGTAGTAACTTCTTGCCAATGTGACCACCATGTAGCCCTTTCAGACTTGAGATGACCCCATCTTGTAAGTAATTTATCTCGTTTTGTTTTATACATTAATTAGCCCAATAAAGTACTACCGCCACCTAAGTTTAATTTATTAGGATCTACACCTTTAGCTCCTGTAAGTAATGTACCTCCTTGATTTTCACTTTCAACTGCTGTTTGTATTACGTTAGCGTCAGGACTTTTTCTGTTTGCCTTGTTATATTCTTGCTGCGCTGTTTCTTGTTGCTTTTTAGCAGTATCTTCTGCCTTTTGATTAGCTCGTCTTTGTTCTGCTAATTGCTTTTGTTGCGCTTTCTTTTGTTGCTGGCCTTTTATTATTGAATAACCAGTTCCAACTACTGATGTAATTGCTCCTACTACCGCCATGTCATAACTCCTTGGAAAAAATAATGTCTTGCACACCATATTTTAGTCTCGGTAATATCGCAGCTAAAGACGTATTTTCTTTTGCGTGCCATAACATTAGTTTGCATCCGAGTGATGTTGCATGGGCTTCTGTCTCCCTAATCAATTTTAAACCAATCTTGCCACCCCTATGTTCTTTTTTGATAAATAAAAGATCGTTTTGGGCTAGCTTAAGATCAGCGTAATGAAGATGATTAGTGACAAAATTAACAGAGTAACCAATTAAAACATTATCTTGCCTAGCTGAAAGAATAAAGATACTACCCATCTCTTCAGATTTACGGTAAGTTTCTTCGTCTGGCTTTAACACCATCAAATGTTTGTTTCGAGCAATTTCTATGTAATGCTCTTCAAACAAAATTGATGCTTCTGCCAGCATTTCATCAACTGTGGCAAGTTTGATTTCCGTTTTGGATACCCTACTTTTGTTAACAGTAGCTGGACTATCAGTACTTACGGTCACACTCGTCATAAGGGATATTTAGTAACACAATCAAATATTATATGCACTCTGTCAGTCATGCCAACATTGTCTGCTGTATGTAATTTCTTATGATTAAACCACCAAACCTCACCTACCTCAAACTTTTGCTTTTGACTTCCGCAAGTTTGGCTACACCATTGGTTTGATTTAAGTACAATATGAAATCTTGAGTAGTGATTTGCATATTTTCCTTGGTCGTTATGCTTAGTTACATGACCACTAGGTTTTAGATTTACAATCAATACCCTCCCCATATCTTTAACTTCTAATTTCTTTAATATTGGTTGCATCAATGGCACTAATGCATTTTTTAAATACTCCATGCACGGATAGTCATATGATCCTGTATCCCACATGACGTAGTAATGACTCATTGCATATGGCCCTCTAACGTATATACACTCGGTGTCTTTATGTGGTGATTTAGTAAATCGTTGACGTTCTTGGATTTCTTTCCATAACTCAGGTTTGGCATCTAATAATTTAAGCAATGGTTCTACATCTAGACCTTCTGCTATACGAACAAAATTAGATTCTGGTGTATGGGTCATATTCCTCCTTCTGAGTAGCAACCTTACGTCTTTTGATGTATATGTCCTCCATCTCTTTCTTGGCTACTGGGAGGGCAAAGGTTAGGGCTAGTGCATCAGCTAAATCTGGTGACCCTGCTCCCTGTAATCTCTTCTTTATCTGATCCTTAGACTCAAGCACTCGTCTACCTACATTGTCATACCAATATATCGGTGTTGCTAACTCTTGTTTTAGTGCGGTGTCATTCGGTATTGCACCTCCTTCTTCTATCCATTGTTTCATTAACCACCACATCTCAGTCCTACGGTTGATGTACTGTTCTGGTTTGGTTGCCTTACCTCCAAATGGTATTTCGATTACGTCATACGATAGTTGTCTTAGTCTGTCGATTACTCCACTACCTGCACCTGCATCACAAAAGACTGCATCAGGGTTATGTTCCTCAATTAGGTTGGCTACTCTTGCTGCTAGATCCATGTTATCTATACCTCGATAGACGATAGGTTTAAAGCCTTGCTTTCCCTGCCTACGAAATACTACAGAACGGTCATCACCGAACCGTGCCGGATCAATTCCAAGGATTACAGGAGACATTTTTACATGGTCTGATTGGTATGTTCTTTTGGCTGCATCTTCGGTATCTGCTAGAGCTATAAGTTGGTCATCACCTGCTGCTGAAAAGTCACATAGATATTCCCTAGCAAATGATGTCTCACTCATGTCTCGCTTGAGACGTGTTACTTCATCAGGGTGAATACTTTCTGTGTCGTATACCGTATACCTTGCTGCTGACCAATCCTTGGGTTCTTCTAATGCCTTGTAATACA